ATGATTTGGTCGCAGCAAGTGACGTAGTTGTAAACAACGCAGTCCGAGATGCAATTCTGGAGAGTGATGTAGGCCCAAAAATCCTGTATCACCTAGCTGAAAACAATGACCTAGCCAAAAAAATCGCCAGCTTGAATCCAAATGCAGCGCTTAGAGAGATTGGGAAACTAGAAGCAAAGTTTGAGGTAAAAACTGAAACTAAGCAGACAGCCCCTGTTGTTAGAAGTAAAGCACCAGCACCGATTCAACCGATTCGTGGTGGTCAAGGTCAGCCTGATGTACCCATGTCCGCTAATGGCGAATGGCATGGAAGCTACCAGGCTTGGAAATTGGCACGCAAAGCGGGAAAAATTCGGTAAACCTAATCTTTTTGGAGTTTAAAAATGGCTAATAATTTATTGACGATAAGCAAGATCACCAACGAAGCGTTGATGGTCTTAGAGAATGAGTTGACTTTCACAAGTGAAGTTGACCGTAACTATGATGACCAGTTCGCTGTTGTCGGTGCAAAGATTGGTAACACAGTCAATGTCCGCAAGCCTGGTCGTTTCATTGGTACAACTGGCCCTGCGCTGAATGTTGAAGATTTCAACGAGACTTCTGTCCCCGTTACTCTCAGCACTCAGTTTCACGTTGACACACAGTTCACAACACAAGACTTGGCATTGTCCTTGGATATGTTCTCTGACCGTGTGTTGAAGCCCGCTATTGCAGCGATTGCCAACAAGATTGACCGTGATGGTATGTCTATGGCTACCCTGCAAACCGCTAACATCGTTGGCACAGCTGGTACACCGCCCACAGGCTTGATTACTTATCTGACTGCTGGCGCTTACCTTGATTCTGAAGGCGCACCCCGTGACGGTCGTAGATCGTGCATTGTTGAGCCTTTTACATCAGCAACCATTGTTGACAGCTTAAAGGGTTTGTTTGTTCCTCAAGAAGCCATTGGCGATCAGTACCGTAAGGGATTGATGGGCCGTGACTCTGCGGGCATGAACTGGAAGATGGATCAGAACGTGGTAAGCCAAACCTTTGGCTCATTTGCGGGTACTGCTGTCTGTTCAACGACTGCCGCTTCTGGCTTCCTGACTTCTGGTTGGGCATCCTCTAGCACCATCACTTTGACTGCTACGGGTACTGTGGCTTTGAATGCGGGCGATACATTCCAGATCGCTGGCGTTTACGCTGTCAACCCCCAGAACCGTCAAGCCTATGGCACAAACAAACTGCGTAATTTCGTAGTTAAGACTGCTGTAACTGGTACTGATGGCACTATGTCTGTTGTTGTTAGCCCTGCTGTGATTAGCGCTGGTCAATTCCAGAACGTGTCAATCCCAACAACTTCCACAACAGCTGCCATTACGTTCTTTAACAAGACGGGTACTGTTTCCCCACAAAACATCATCATGCACCGCAATGCTTTCACATTGGCAGTAGCCGATTTGGAATTGCCAGAAGGTGTGCATTTTGCTGGTCGTGCAAGCGATAAGGAAATTGGTTTGTCAATGCGTGTTGTGCGTCAATACACCATCAACAATGACTCCATTCCTACCCGTTTGGACGTTTTGTATGGTTGGGCGCCCCTCTATCCTGAACTCGCTTGCCGAGTTGCAGCCTAAAGGTCATGGGGGGCTAATCACCCCCCGTCATTAACTTAATTTAAGGAAATATCATGGCAAATCCAGGCCCATCAAGTACCACAACGATTCACCCATCCAATTTGGCAACGAACCAGGCTATCCGCTTGTTGGCTTACGCCAGCGCTGTGCCTATCAGCCAAACGGGTGACGCTTCTGTAACCCTACCGATCAACAACACCACAACCTATGCTGTGACCAATGTTGCCATCACCAACGCTAACAAAGACGTTAGTTCTGGTGCATTGGCTATCTGGACATTGCCCGCTGGTCAAGGTACTGAGATCGTCACTAATGCCGCATTGACAGGCAACACATCTTCTGCGTATGTGACCAACTCAACCGTTGTGTCAGCTACAAAGAATGCTAACTTGTCAGCACAAACCCTTTATGTAAAAGTTGGCACAGCCGTTTCTGGCGGTACTGTTGACATTTTCGTTTACGGTTACGACTTCTCCGAGTTTTAATCGGGGATAAAAGAGAACAAAGCCACTCTGTCAAAGGGGTGGCTTTTTCTTTATTTGGCGTTACAATTTAATCATTCTCTAAAGGAATCATCATGGCTCTCCAAACGACTATTTTGCGTGGAAACATCTCTAACGCATTCGTTATGGGTGTGACTTTTACAGCCACAACCGTTGCCACTTCTGGCGCTTCTAAGACTGTTACCGTTGCTGGCCTCAAGGTCGGTGATGCGGTTCAAGTGTCCCTCCCAGCTGCTCAAACTACAGGCGTTGCTGTTGCAAATGCTTATGTTTCAGCTGCCGACACTTTGATTGTTCAGTTTGTCAATGCAACAGGCTCTAGCGCATCAGCTGCTGCGGGTACTTACACCGTGGTTGTGAATCGTCCTGAGTATTTGCCCCTTGATTCAAACGCTGTTTAATCATGTCTAATACAACGGTATTACGCCCCGTAGGAGTAACAACAGCCATTTCGGTGGGTGCTACTTCTACTGCTGCAACGCTTATTACCGCAAGCACCAATGACCAAGTTAACTATGCCTCTTTCATCAACACGGGTGCTACCTATGTTGCTGTGAGCCTTGGCGATGCTAACGTGGCTGCGGCTGTCTTGCCCGTAAGCGGTTCAACCACAGGGAACTTTGTGTTACCCGCCTCAATGACAGTTCCAATTGTCCTGGCAGTACCCGCAAGTCCCTATTACGTTCGCATGATTGGTTCGGCCTCTGGCCCATCAATTGTTTATGTGACCCCTGTTGGCGATCAAAGCTAAAGGAAAAAACCCATGTCAAGCGCTAATTCTGTTGCATATACATCATCCACAAATCTTGTCCCTGTGCAAGCTGAATTCAATTCAGCGGGCGTTTGCGTGGGTTTAGTTGGCCCAGGCGGGGCTTACTTCAGCCCCCCTTTAACTGGCACAACCATTGATAACACCGTCATTGGCGGCACAACCCCTGCGGCTGTAACTGGCACAGACGTTTATGCGTCTGAGGAAATTGGTTACAACGCAACTGCCCAAGGAACTGTTACCCAGGCTACAAGCAAATCAACTGGCGTGACTTTAAACAAGTCTGCTGGTCAGATCACCATGAACAATGCTTCATTGGCGGCTGGCACAACGGTTTTGTTTACCCTGACAAACAGCACTTTGTCAGCCAAAGACGTTCTAATTGTGAATGTGGGAAGTGGCGGCACATCAGGTGCTTACTGGCCTTACGTTGCCAACGTGGGTGCTGGAACTGCTGTCATTGGTGTTTACAACAATACTGCTAGTCCATTGGCTGAAGCCATCGTGATCAATTACGCAATCATTCACGGTGCATAAACCATGACAAGCCCATCAAACTCAGACGTTCAGAATTTATTGCCTGTTCAGGCATATTTTGCTGTTGATGGCGCATTTCAGACATTCATTGGTCAGGGTCAACCGTTTTATGCAACGATTAGCCCAAGCCAATCAGGTCTAAACATAACAAACAGCACAATCAATAGCACGACTATTGGGGCTACTACACCGTCATCAGCGGCTTTTACGACTGCATCAGTCTCAACTGCCCCTGTAAGCGGTAATGATATTGTTAACAAAACATATCTTGATTTCTTTGCAACGGGCATTTCATGGAAGCAGCCTGTTCTTTGTGGAACAACCACAAACATCACGTTATCTGGCTTGCAAACCATTGATGGCGTGACTGTGGTGGCGGGTGATAGGGTTTTGGTAAAAAGCCAAAGCGCACCCGCACAGAATGGCATTTATTTAGCTTCTGCTACAGCCTGGTCAAGAGCGCCTGATGCTAATACATGGGATGAATTGATTTCCGCAATTTGTTTTGTGGAATCAGGCAGCACTTTGGCTGGATCGGCTTGGTATTGCACAATTCAACCAGGCGGGACGCTAGGCACAACCGCAGTCACCTGGTCAAACTTCTCTGTGGCAGCGACTTACTCCGCTGGCACAGGATTGACCCTTACTGATTACGTTTTCAGCATCACCAACACGGGCGTGGCTGCTGCGGCTTATGGGTCAGCATCTAAGACCCTGACAGCTACTGTCAACGCACAAGGTCAATTGACTGTGTTGGCTGCTACTGACATTGCTATTGCAAACACCCAAGTTTCAGGTTTGGGAACAATGTCCACTCAGGCTGCTTCTAGCGTGGCAATCACGGGTGGCACGATTAACGGCACGACAATTGGCGGTTCAACAGCTGCTGCTGTAACAGGCACAACAATTACAGCCAACACGCAGTTCACAGGCGCTGGAACGGGTCTTACAGGCACAGCAACAAGCCTTTCTATTGGTGGCAATGCCGCTACAGCCACAAGCGCTACAACGGCTACAAACCTTGCTGGCGGTGCGGCTGGTTCTGTTCCTTACCAAACAGCAAGTGGAACAACTACTTTGTTGGCAGCGGGAACTGACGGGTTTGTTTTAAAGTTGGCGGCTGGTGTTCCAACATGGGCGGCTTCTACATCAGGAACTGTGACTTCTGTTGCTCAATCATTTACTGGCGGTTTGATTTCTGTTGGTGGTTCGCCTATTACGTCATCAGGCACTTTGGCTTTGACGGTTGCTGGAACAAGCGGTGGCATTCCATATTTTTCAAGTGGCACTACATGGGCTACGTCTGCGGCTTTGGCGGCTAATGCTTTGGTCATTGGTGGCGGTGCGGGTGTTGCCCCATCTACCACTACGACAGGCACAGGCGTTGTCACGGCTCTTGGCGTAAATGTAGGATCAGCAGGGGCTTTTGTGGTCAATGGCGGTGCTTTGGGTACGCCCTCTAGCGGTACAGTCACAAACTTGACGGGTACGGCCTCCATTAACATCAATGGAACTGTTGGCGCTACAACCCCTGCCGCTGGAACATTTACCACTTTGTCAGCCAATTCAACAGTTTCTGTGAATGGTTCTGTTGGCACAAGTGGGCAAGTTTTGACTTCTGCTGGCGCTGGTTCTCCCGCTGTATGGTCAAGCCCTGCGGGTGGTTTGTCAATTGTGGACGATACAACCACAAATGCAACACGCTATTTGGTGTTCACAAGCGCCACATCAGGTTCTGTTACAACACAAAACGTAAGTTCTACAAAACTTAAATACAACCCAAGCACAGGCGCTTTCACCGCCAATCAGTTAATCATTGCGGCATAAGGAAACATTATGGGACAGTTAACATTCCAAGCAACATTAGGCGGTTCAATCAATTTGGTTGGCCCTAATACTGCATCAACTGTGAATTTCACATTACCTTCTGCGGATGGCTCAACAGGTCAAGCATTGACAACCAACGGTAGTGGAACATTAAGTTTTGGCACATTGGCGGTTGCCGCTGGTGGTACTGGTGTAACCACTTCAACGGGTTCAGGCAATAACGTGTTGTCAACTTCTCCCACATTAGTTACGCCAATTTTGGGAACACCGCAATCTGTAACTTTAACAAGTGCAACGGGTTTGCCTTTAAGCACAGGCGTGACAGGAACACTTGCTGTTGCAAATGGCGGTACTGGTGTAACTTCTGCTGGAACAGCGGGTAATGTTTTAACTTCTAATGGTTCTGCGTGGGTTAGTTCTGCATTGGCTTCTGGTATTAACGTCCAAACTTTTACATCTTCTGGCACTTGGACTAAACCGTCTTTAGCCGCTGGTTCTCGTGTGTTGATTCAAGCATGGGGTGGGGGTGGTTCTGGCGCTAGAAGTACCTATACAGGTGGCGGTGGAGGCGGTGGCTATAACTATCGTTGGGTAACTTTATCCTCGATGGGCGCAACAGAAACAATTACAGTTGGTGCTGGTGGGGCGGCAAAATCTACAAGTGGAGTAGGTAACGCTGGTGGCACATCTACAGTTGGTTCGTTGTTATCTTCTTATGGTGGCGCAGGTGGGGGTGATGACGGTAAAGGTGGAGGTGGTGGTGGTCAAACTAGTGTTGGTGGCACAGGTATGGACGGAAGCGCTAATAGGCAAAGTCCAGGTGGCCCTGGCTGGCGAGACGCAGCCTCAAGCAGTTCTTTTTTACCTGATGGTTACGGTGGGACTCCCAATTCAAGTTCCTCTTATAGAGCTGATGGCTTAAGTGGTTTATATAAAGGCGGTGGTGGTGGTGGTTATGCTTCTGGTTGTTGCGGCCCAGTTGGTGGAGGCGCAGGGGGCGCTAGTGTTTGGGGCGGTGGTGGCGGTGGCGGCTACGGTGGTGGCGGTGCGGCTGGCGGTACAAGTTCTAATGGGGGTTCTGGAGGCGCTTCCGCTTCAGGAGGCGGTACGGCTGGAACTCAACCTGCTGGTGGCGGTGGTGGTTGTCAAACTGGTAGTTCAGGCGCAGGCGGTGCAGGCCAAATCATCATTACAATTTTCCCAGCATAAGGATAAATCATGCAAAAATGTATTCTTGATAGCGCCACAAAAATTGTGGTAAATGTGATTGAACTTGAAGATGGTGTTGAATGGAATTCGCCTGAAGGTACTGAATTAGCGCCTCAACATGATGGAAATATGTTTGACACTTGGGACGGCACTAAGTTTGTTGCGCCTGTAACTGAAATAACGCCACAACAAGACATCAATACCATTTCAGGAAGCGCACCAAATGTTATTGGTTAAACGCTTAGAAAATTTGGGTCAGCTTAATGGCACTATGTACGATTTTGAATCTGTTGGTGACATTTTGGCGAAACACGTTCACACGGTTGATAACGTACACATTACCATTGTTTCCCGTGGCAAAGTAAAAGTCTATTCCCATGATTGGGAACAAATTGCAGAAGCTGGGCAACTTATTGATTTTCAACCAAATCAACCGCATGAAATAATGGCTTTGGAAAACAACACACGCATATTCAATATTGTCAAAAACTACGGTGTTGAATCCAATGACTACAATCAAACATGAGATTTCTTTGGAAAATTCTTGAATTGAAGGGTGATAACAAGGCTATTGTTCAAGCTAAGTATTTACTTTCATTGATTGAAGATGATCTAAGAATTGAAACAGAAGGCTATTTTGACTTTGACCCATCAAACGCCACAGTTCCAACATCACAAGTGACTGAGGAAATGGTTGCAAATTGGATTGATGAAGGCACTACCCAAAACGGTGTTAGTAGCATAAAATCAAGGCTATTAGAGCAACTTGAATCTGTTAAAAAACAACAAGAAATTGCTTTACCTTGGAAGCCTCCAACATTTAGATTAAGTTAAGGAATCACTATGGCTGTGCCTTATGACATTGTTAGCAGAGCGCTAAAAGACATTGGTGCATTAGAAGCTGGTGAAACTCCTACTCCAGACGCAGCATTAGATGCGTTTGAGATGCTAAACGACATAATTGACCAATGGTCAAACGAAAACATGATGGTTTTCAATGTCACAGAAATCATTTGCCCTGTTATTTCTGGTCAAACTCAATACACGATTGGCCCTAATCCTTCAACCCAGAACTTTATTGGCGCATCGTTTACAGGCTCAATTACGGGCAATATTCTGACTGTGACCGCTATTGCTTCAGGTGCTATTGCACAGGGTCAAACCCTAAGTGGCACAGGCATCACAGCTGGCACAAAGATCACGCAGTTTTTGACGGGTGCTGGTGGCAACATCAACGAAACAGGCACATACCAGGTTAATATTTCGCAGACTGTTGCATCCACTTCAATCACGGCTTATTACCAAAAACCTTTGAACATTGATTCAGCGTTTGTAAGGGTTAACACCACATCCAATGGTCAACCCATTACAGGCGGTGGTTTAGACTACCCCATGTCTGTTTTGGAATTGCACAGCTATCAAATGATTGGTTTAAAGACGCTAAGTGGCCCGTGGCCCAAGGCGGTTTATTACAACCCTGGCTCTGATTCTGGAAACCTTTTCATTTGGCCTAGTCCCTCCCAGGGCGAAATGCACTTGTTTGCTAATACGTTGTTCAGCCGTTACGACTCAATGTATGAGGACATAGCGCTGCCACAAGGCTATTCAATGGCCCTTAGATGGTGTTTGGCAGAGCGTTTGATGCCTATGTACGGCAAAGCCTCACCAACGCAAATAACGATGATTCAGACGTTTGCAGGGCAAGCTAAAGCTACCCTCAAGCGCACAAACATGAGCCCGCTTCAAACTGCCCGTTACCCTGACGCTTTGCTGACGGGAAGAAGCAAAGATGCGGGATGGATTCTTACTGGCGGCTTTATTTAAAGGTCTGATATGCCAGATTTTGCATTTGTTGGCGCATCGTATGAAGCACCTAGCATTTACCAAGATGCTCAAGAGTGCATCAATTTTTTCCCTGAAGTTGACCCTGCCAAGCAGCAAGGTGAGCGAGGGGTGGTGGCGCTATACCCAACGCCAGGTTTAACACTTAAAGCCTTATTTCCAAATCAACAGGAAGTGCGTGGGCTTCACACCGTGTCAGGTGGTGAGCAATTGATTGCGGTTTGTGGGCCTTACGTTTACGCTTTGTCAGCTAATTTAGTCCCGTCTGTGATTGGGCAGCTAAATTCCAATTCTGGAATAGTTCGCATCACAGATAACGGGATCAATGTTTATATTGTGGACGGTGCTTATCGTTACACATGGTATATCTCAAGCCCTTCTGCGTCTGTGTTTTATGGATCAACATCTGGCACAACATTGACTGTTACAGGAATTTCTAGCGGTACGATTGCAATTGGACAATCTTTGTTTGGCATTGACGTATTGCCTCAAACTGTTATTACAGCGCTTGGAACGGGAACTGGCGGTGTGGGTACATACACAATTAACAGAAGCCAGACGGTTGCGGCTAGAAGCCTAAATTCAGCAACTGTTGGCGCTGTGGTAACCGCTACCATTGCTGGAACTGTTATGACTGTTTCTGCGGTTGCATCAGGAGTTTTGCACGTTGGTCAAACAATTAGTGGTGCTGGCGTAACAATTGGCACAATCATTACCGCTTTAGGTACGGGATCAGGCGGTGTTGGAACTTACACATTAAGCGTGGCAAGCACAGTAGCTGTTGGCGTGACCATGTACGGTTTAAATTTCTCTGTTTTGCCCTCTACCGATGGTGCGTTTAGCGGTGCAAACACGGTGGACATTATTGACAACTATTTTGTCTATAACAACCCTACAACGCAACAATGGGGCGCTAGTGACCTTTTATCGCCAATTTCACCCCCTACTAGCTATTCATTAAAAGACGGTGCGCCTGATGATTTGGTGGCTTTGATTGTTGATCATCGTGAAGTTTATTTGATGGGTGAAATTTCCTCAGAAGTTTGGACTGATGTGGGAACTGTGCCTTTTCCATTCCAAAGAATACCTGGCACATCTACCCAACATGGCATTGCAGCGCCTTTTTCTTTGTATCGACTTGGCAATTCCTTTGCTTATGTTTCTCGCAACAACCGTGGTCAAGCGCAGATCATGCAAATGCAAGGCTACATTCCACAAAGGATTTCCACTCACGCTGTAGAGAACACATTAGCCAATAAATACGTTGGTGATGCTGTTTCATGGACTTACCAGCTTGAAGGCCATGAGGTTTTTGTTGTTACTTTCCCATCACTTGAGTTGACATGGGCCTATGACGCAACCACTCAAATGTGGCATAAATGGCTTTACACAACTGATGACAACCAATATCAGCGTCACCGTGGTAATTGCTGTGCGGTGTTTCAGGGCTTAGTTATTGTTGGTGATTATGAAAACGGCAAACTGTATGAATTGGACAAAACCAATTACACAGACGATGGTCAGAATATCCGCAGATTGCGTAGAGCGCCTCACCTGGTGACTGAGTTTCAACGCCAGTATTTTGATGAATTGCAAATTCAGTTTCAGCCAGGCGTGGGAACATCAGGAATATCTAGCGGGGTACAATTTATAAGTCAAAACATCACTTATTTGGGTGATAACTATACAATTGCCGCAAGTGCAACTTTTTCAATTGAGCCTGATCATAATTATATTTTGGCAACTCAAGCGCCTGTGACATTTACAACCACAAACAATCCTCAAGCAATGCTTAGATGGTCAAATGATGGTGGTTCTACCTGGTCAAATGAGCATTGGACGGGTGTTGGTCAATTGGGCAGATACAAAAATCGTGCTATTTGGCGCAGATTGGGAACTGCACGAGACAGAATTTTTGAAGTTGTGGTGACTGATCCTGTGAATTTCGTCATCATTTCCGCTAATCTTAAAGTTCAAGGGGCAGAAAACTAATGGCTACTTCAGGACTTTCCAGCACACAGCAAGTTAACCCTTATCCACAAGCACCGTTTTTGGATGGAACAACTAATCGTCCATCACGGTCATGGCAGCAGTTTTTCATTAACTTGTTGAATTTCAGTTCTGCCACAACTGCAACGGCAGGGTCAGCAACGCTTCCAGCCAATCCCGTGGGATTTATGAATGTCACAGTAAATGGGCAGACCTACAAAGTGCCTTACTACAATGTTTGAGAGAGCCTAAATTATGGACAACCTAATAAATTCACTTGTTGGCAATTTTGTCGCTAACGCTGGCAATGCCAATATGGGTAAAGTTACTGATTACCAAGGCAAAACTTATGACCGTGATCAGCTTTTGAATTTGTCAAAACAAGTGGCGGGGTCAATTGATGCCAATGCCATCAAAGGCGGTGTGTTTAATACCAAAGGCGAAAGCGTTGGTTTTAACTACGATGAAGCTACCAGGCTGCTAGGCCATCCCCCAACTGCGGCAGAACAAGTCATTTTGGATATGTCTCGCCATCTTTTAAATGAAGGCGTAACAGACTTAAACCAAGCTGATGCGTCAACCACAAACAGGCGTTTTGGCTCTACCTACACGGGCGGTGGCGGCACAATCTATGAACTTAAAAAGGATGCTGATGGCAAACCTGTAATTTCATCTTGGAGTAAAGATACAAGCGATAAGAAAACTATTCTGACTGGCTTGGCAATTGCGGCTACTGTTTTTGGTATTCCAGGCGTAACTGAAGGTTTGCTAAGTAGCGCACCCGCTGGCACAACATTAGCAACTGTTGGCACAGATGCCGCAGCAAACACAGCATTTGAATTAGCAAATGCTGGTTATGGCGCTTTTGAAGGCGGTACGGCTCTTAATTCTTTAGCGGCTATGACCCCTACTGAATTGGCTGCATTTGAAGCACAAAATGCTGGCGCAACTGCTATGACAGATTTAGGTGCTTCTGAATTAGCAAACGCTGGTGCTACAGCATTAAGCGATTTGGGCGCTTCTGAACTTGCCAATGCTGGTGCTAGTGCAAACACCATTGGTGGAACAACTGCGGCTAATGCCGCTAATGCGGCAACAACGGCAGCGAATGCTTCAACTGCGGCTAATGCGGCAAATGCGGCAAAAGCTGGTGCGTTAGGTCTTACAACTGCTGACGCTTTGGCATTGCAAGCGGGTGGTACTTTGTTAAGTGGCGCTATCAATCAAAACGCTATTGGCAACGCTTCTGACATTATCAATCAAGCTGGCGTTACGGGATCAAAAACTCTTTCTGATGTTTACGCAGATCAAAAAGGTTTAAATACAGCCACTAATGCAACATTAAAAACTAATTACCAAGATTTAGTTACTAACTTAAACAATGCTGGAAATGCACAAATTGCGGCTTATGAAAAAGCCAATGAAGGTATTAAAGCAAATGCTGGCACTCAATTAGGTTTATTGGGTAGCACTTACCAAGGGCAAAAAGACCAAGCCGCAGCAAATGCAAATGCTTTAAATGCCAACTACAACACAACCCTTGGAAACATGGGTAATTTGTATAACCAACAAGTTGGATTTCAACAACCTTATCAAGATATTGGTCGTGCGGGTTCGCAAGGTTTAATTAACAACCAAGACTATTTAACACGTCAATTTACAAATGCTGATTTAAACGCCAATTTAGCGCCTAATTACGCATTTCAATTGGCTCAAGGTCAAATGGCTAACCAACGTGCCGCCAACATGGGCGGTGGCAGTTTGGGCGGTAATGCTTTGAGAGGATTACAAGATTACACGCAAAATTATGCCGCTGGTGCATATCAAAATGCGTTTAATAACTTTAACACTCAACGCCAAAACATCTATTCCACATTAGCTGGAATGGCTAATATTGGCACAACATCAGGCGGTCAATTGGCAAGCCTTGGCAACACTTACGGTTCTAATATGGGTTCTTTGTCATCTAACCTTGGCGGCAACCTTACATCTAATACAGGCAATTTGTTAAATGCTGGTAATGTTTACGGTAGTAACACTTCAGGCGTGACAAACAGCTTGAATAATGTATTGTCATCTAACCTTGGACAATTACAGGGCGCTTATAACCAGTATGGAAGCAATTTGACAAATGCCACTAATACTTACGGTGGTAATGTAGTAAATAGTGCTGGTCAAGTTATTAACGCTGGAAATGTCTATGGCACTAACCAAACAGGATTGACAACATCATTAGCTGCGGCAAATGCTCAAAATCAAATAGCGAATGCAAATGCTGGAAGTACCGCAATAAACAATTTAACAAATACTGCTCTTTTGAGTTCTTTGATTAAAGCGACATAAGGATAAATCATGGCTTTCCCAATGAACATAAATTACCCACAGCCCCAACAGACAAGCCTTGGGGACATGGTTAACTTGGCTTCTGGAATTCAGAACTACCAGCAAACGCAACAGCTTAATCCTTTGGCTTTAGAAAAAGCCCAAATTGAAAATCAAGTTTTAAAGCAAAAAAACGATGAGCGTTTGAAACTTCAGGAATTTACAAGCAACCCTTTAAATTGGCAAACCAATGGTCGCATTGACATGGACAAGATCAATGCGGTCATTCCTAAGATTGCCCCGTTAACAGGCCCTGATGTAATTAGTTCATTGAGTGGATTAAGCACAAGCCAAACTGCTGCAACTGAAGCAAAAAATAAAATGACGCAAGGTATGCGGCAAGTTGTTGCGGGCCGTTTAGGAATTTTGGGACGCATGGGGATTGATGATCCACAAGTGATTGTGGGTGAATTAGATCGTCTTAAAAATGAAAATCCCGATAGCCGTGAAGTGCATGATTTAATTGAGGCATACAAATACCCATTAAGCAGAGCGCAACGTGGGCCTAATGTTTTAAAAGACTTGATTGCACAAGAACAATCCTTGTTGTCTCCCGCACAAAAAGAAACTGCATTGACTCCAAGCATTAGCACAACAGCGCAAGGTCAAACGGTACTTACACAGCCAAGCGTTGCGGGTTCTACGCCTACAGCAACAATTGGCGTTGCTCAAGGTTTGCAGAACACTCCATTGCAGCCTGGCGGTATTCCTGGTCAAAGACCTACCATTGGCAATGTGCCGCTGCCTTACCCTGTTAGAAGCGCCTCACAGCCTTATGCACCAGAGCCAACAGAAGCAGCAGACCAAGCGTCTGGTCAAAGTTACCGCACCCGTTTGATTGAGGCTCAAGGTACTTTGCCACAAAGCCGAAGGAATGTTGAGGAAGTTATTAAGCAAGCCACAGGAATTGGTGAAAACCTTAAATTTCCTAGCGGTGGTGTTTTAGGCCGATTAGAGCAAAAAGTGCTTATGGCTATGAAAAGCGATGAATACGATATGCTTGCCAAAGACCTGGCTAACATGGCCTTGTCCAATACAAAGGCTATGGGTGGCGTTGGTAACACCGTGGCGGGCTTGGATATGCAAGCGGTGGCTAACGGTACGGTTAAAGTGCCAACTAACGTGTTGATCAACATTGCCCGCAGGGTTCAGGCCGATCAGACCAACATTGATATGCAAGCCAATGGCGCACAGAAGTTTGCACAGCAGTATGGTGACAACAACATCAAGGCTTATCAGCAATTATGGAATGCCAATGCCGATACAAAAGTTTTTGAGGCTATGAACATTTACAAAGACATAACCGATCCAACTAAACGTAAGTTTGAAATTGAAAAACTGCTAGGAAGTGACCCCGTAAAGCGTCAAGAGTTTTACAATAAGTATCAGAACATTAAGAAATTGTCTGAAACTGGAGGTTTGTGATGGATGAACTTGGCGCACTCATTTTAGGCAAAGCGCCTGAATCTACTGCTTCCCCCAA